GCCGTAACAAACGTAGCAGCCACACGGGTTGCATTGCTATAAGCCACAACCTCAGTCCAGCCAGCGTGAGAAGACATGGTGTCGCCAGCCGCAGGAGTATTAGAAGATGCCGCACCATACAAGCCAACATACCAAGTGGTAATCTGAGCTACAGAAGTCAAAGCAGTGCCCGCCATGTAAGCCAGACCCACATTAACTACCAAGTTTTTAGACTGTGCTTCCCATTTTAAGTTGCCGTCTTTGTCGTGGCATTTGATTTCAAATAGGCCGGTCGCTTGTGCAGCTTCACCGGCTTTAGTGTTACAAGTCAGGCCACTAGAAACAACGTCAGTGGCTTTGGTTTTTTCAATAGTCATGATGACTCCTTAATTAGAACTACGAATAAGAGCCGCCGTAGCGGTGTTTGCGGGCATGGTGATTGTAAAGGTACCGACGGATGTCTTGTCAGAACCGAAATCCAAAACAGCAATAGATTTGTTGCCTTGGGTAACGTTATAGATCAACGCACATCTTGCGGTAATTGCGCCTGTCCAAGAGATGTTGGGGAAGCCTACATAAGCTGTGTATCCAGACGTGCCGATTGTGATGGGAGTTAACTGCGCCCCACCAGCAGAGTACGTGCCTGTATTAGCTACTTCATTGGTCGCACTGTATACAGTGGTGTCTTCATTTAAATCAGCGCTGGCTGTGTACAAGGCGATCTTGATGACATCCGTAGTCAGGTCGTGAATACCTTGGTACAACTGCGCCTTAAAGCTCGTGGTCTGGGTCTGGATAATTGACATATCAAGTTACCCTCTGACGGAACTGACCAGAACGGTAAGCGTCTTGACGCTCCATACCATCACCCAAACGTTTAGCCAACGCAAGAGCTTCCATGAACTTCTGGTTGTACAGCGCCATCATGTCTTGCTCACCCTTCATGTAGGTGTAAGCCTCGACCAAAGATGCGTACAAAAGCACAGGGTCAAAATTGTCACCTAGCCAAGACGTACCGCCTGAGTTAGTTACAGAAGCAACAGGAACGGAAAAACCAGAACCTGTCCCACCAATATTGGTTGCGGCAGCAGTCAGCGTATTTGCGACTCCATATTGCAAACCACCATCTGTAATAGTTACCGCAGTCACTGCACCGCCAGCAACAGTTATTGTGGCCAATGCGCCACTTCCAGATCCACCAGTCAAAGGCACATCAAAGTATGTACCGGCGGTGTACGCACTACCACCCGTAATAGTTCCCAGTGTAGCCACAGGGCTCTGCACAATTGAAGGCGGGTAAAAGAAATAGTGCAACTCCGCCCCGTATGCGGCGTCTGGTGTTGGGCCAAGGATAAAAGTTAACTCTGCCGGATTATCTGAACGTGGGCCAAACAAAGCATAGTACCTAGGAAGCCCTGTGTCTGTGGGCTGGGGGTATGCCTGCCGGATGAAGTTAACATCTTTGTTTAACAAGTACTCGTACTCCCCACTGGCGCTAATAATAGCCAATGAGTACACCGCTAGAAAATCTGTTGGGCACTGCAAGTACTTGTTGTTTGTTGTGGTTGCGCCTGTCACATTACTGCGCAAAGACGGAAACTGTACCGAGTTGAATATACGCTCTTCAGCTTGCTGAACGAACACGGGGATATTAGCCACGAAATCTGCTTCCGTGTTCTCCGTGTACGCTTGGATCGCGTTGCTGAGTTGCGTATAGTTCATGCTTTATGCCATTGGCCCACGGGCCATAGTTCCCTTGGTCGCCGCGCCGTTACCACGAGTGACGATACCGGATGTCTTAGTGGTTTCGTTACCAGCAGCTTTGCTAATATTGCCAATAGACATATTAACGGTGTCAGCTTTACTGCGGTTTGGGGGAGTGCCGGGGTTTGTCGATGCGACAACAGGCTTACCACTCATGGTGTGGGGCTTAGCGTATGCAGAAGCTGGGAGGTTGTTAATTTTGGCCATGATTAGTCTCCGCGTTGATTAGCTACTTTAGCCATGCCACGACCATACTTGAGCATCATCTCATTGGTCTTACCGCCCTTGGCAAGCTTAGTCATTGGCTTACCGGGGTGCATGTTTTTCTCGTGCTTGCCGACAGCAGATTTAATCATCTTCTTGTCTTGGGCTAAATCTTTCTTGTCCATATTAGACTCCTATGTAACGGTTACTGTAACTGTACCAACAAACGTCGTTGCCACCAAGTAGTTTGGCGTCAAAGCGACATCAAAATTACTCGCCCCACCAACTGGGTTCCACCCCCACTGAACATCCCGCGAACCGCCAGTCAGATTGCCACTAGCGTTTGTGCCTGCCGTAACGTACGTTGTATCCTTGCGCGGGTTACGCACTGCCTGTGGATCATCCACTGGGTACATGCCCAACTGCAACTGCGGTTGATCTGGATCCCAACACGTATCACACACCATCAAATTGTAAAGCTTTGTCTTGATAACTTCCTGTCTCAAAGCCGTAAGTTTGAACTGTTGACCACACCTATCGCACATGGCGATACTGTTCTTACCAGAAGCAAACCTATTGCCCATTTACGTACCGCTACCAATAAACATTTGCCTCGGAACAAAACGAACCGAAGCCTTCTCACGATCTTCATCGGCGGCTAACTGCCAAGCTTCATCGTATTGTTGTTTCAAGACGGGCAGGCGATCAGCACCCCCCTCAATCTTAAGAGCCAAGTAATAGGCTAAGCCTGCCACCATACAGGGCAAGAAGCGGAAAGGTACGTCCATCGTGCGTACACCACCGCCAGCATCGTCAATACGGCGCATACGCCAGTAAACAAACTGATACGTTGCACTGTTGTCTGGGGTAGGCCAGAGGGTCACAGAGGGGAGATTCTGCGTGTACACAGACACGCCAGTCAAGTGTGCTGCGGCAGTCGTGCCGTTCTGCCCACGGAAACAGTTGTAAAGCACGTTGCCAGAGATGTAACCGTACTGGATAGTCTCAGACTCAATCAACAAAAACCCTGTAGCGGGAAGTCCGGCAGCGGAAGTCAACGTAATGGTTGTGTCTGTGGCTGTAATCCCGCCGTTAAGCGTGGTGCCAATAGAAGAAGTCTGACCATCCAAACGCTGATACCACACCTGAATTGGTCGGGCTTGTTGCAGTTTGTTGGGGATCGTGGCGTAAGTAGAAACACTGATACGCGTAATGGTCAGATCAGCCTGCGTGGATGCACTACCCGCGCCCGTGCGAATCACATGCTCAAGTAAATCCACCGTATCAACAGGAAGTGCGTAGGTGTTTAGACCCGGAGTCAGGTTAATTGTCCCCTGCTCAAACGTCCACATGTTGACACCACGGTTTGCCCAATCAGCAAACATCAGATTCAATGAACGACGGGCTGTACGCAAATCGTAGCCCGTGCGCAACTCCGAACCGGCGCGTTCAAACGCTTCCTCAACCAATTCAGTAAGGTCAAGGTTAAACGCTGCGGTTCCTGAAGTTGTCATCTAAAGCCTGCCGTTTTCTTTGCAATTGTTTTGGGTTGCTTTACGAATTGTTTCCCGGCGGCTTTTCCGGCTCGCTTGGCTTTGGTCGTCGCAGCGTACTCAGCAGGGCTGAGACTTTTGATCGCAGCGCTTGGAAGGTATCTTTCACCAGTGTCAGAAGATTTTTTACCACTTTTGGTTCTCCATTTTTGGTCGCCCCAATCCTTCAATGATTTTTGGGGCGCTTTCAATCTCGGTAACCCCCGCCAGCCGCCTTGTACTTCTTGGCAACAAGCTGAGCTTTACGCGCTGACCACTGACCTGCACCAGTACCCTGCGTTGCGGCTGACTTCACCTGAGACACGATCTTCTTGCGAAGACTGGGCTTTGTGTAATTGCCAGCCGCATTCACTTTACCGCCTTCAGCGTATTGCGTGAAGTCAGTGTCGTCCCGCCGGGCTTTCTTGACGCCCTTGGGCATTTTAGAGGGGGCGATGTCCCCCATACCGCGGCTGGCCATCATGGTTTAGCAGGCTCTGCCGCCCTTGTTCATGGCGATCATCTTGCCTTTGGTCTTGCCTTTTTCAGCAATACCATCACGGCTAGGAGCCGCTGTTTTGACCTTACCCATTGCCATGCCGCCACCAGCCATTTTGCTAGCGCCTTTTTTCTTGGCCATCATTGCCATGAAGCCGGGATTCATTTTGGAAGCCATAGTATTACCACCTTCTTTAAAAAAAGCCATTTTTCCGTGATCGGTTTTAGGCTTGTTCACCTTCTGAATATCCGCACGGCTTACGCCGCCGGAGCGAAACTTCTTACCCTTGTCAGCGTCGGTAAAGTCTTTCCCAACGCTTTGCGGTATTCCAACTTTTTTGGCAAACGCAGGATTGTTTGCAATCGCGGCCATGAAATTGTGTTGCTTCTTACTTGTCGATGGCATTATCGTCTACCTCGTGAAATTTGACCACCTCTAGCCATCGCATAATAATTAGTATCCTGATGGTGAGAGCCACCGCCACCGCCACCGCCACCGCCTAGTAAATACTCAATAGCTCTTTCGGGAGACATTTCAAAAGCCCCACCATCTCGAGGCATGTAATCACCGCCGGGGCCGGGCATAACAAAAGGTTCTTCTCTTTGCGGCCCGACTTCAGGCGCGGTACCGTACATAGAGTTTCGCATGGCTTCAAGCTGTTCAGGAGTAAAAGTACTTTCTACAGGCAGGCTATCTAATCTCCTTGGAAGCATCGTTTGATCAAGCTGGAAACGCACGCTATCTTCTGCTTGGGGGCCAACATAAAAAGGATCTACAGGCGAAACAGTCCCGTAATTCATGTCCCGTACGTTATTTTCAAACCTGTCCATATATTCCGGCGTATTCATACTCGTCTGCATTTGGCCCATCTGCTGGTTGTAGTCATCCTCAGAAAGACCTGTATCGCGCAAACGCTGTAGCGTTTGAATGTAGTCAAGTAAACTAGCAATTCCAAAAATAGGTACAGCCATAGTCAGTCACCCTTTTTTCGGCCAAAAATTTCAGAGAAAGGTTTACCCGTCACCATTTCGGCAATGCGCATCAAAGTCCAGACTGCACCGATCAAACCAAAGATTGGCGTGAACAGGTCCAAGAAAGAACCAATAGCGGCAATCGCAGACACAATGTCTAACGTGTTCTTTACGGTGTCGTGGTTCTCTGCCATATCAGCATTTCCAAGCCCGAAGGCTCTTGTTTATGCGGGAGTTCGGGTCTTTGGCCGTCTTCTCGCTGGTTAGCTTCTTCTTCATGCCTTCCATACGGGCGCAGAAAGAGTCGCGGCGTTTGCCGCCCTCTGGTTGAGGTGCTTTCAGTCCGGGTTTCCCGGGATTGGCCTTGTTGTACGAGGCCCGTCCCTTGGCGTTCAAGCCACCCTTCTCGGATTTGCCCTCTTTGCGCGTCCATGCTGGTGACTTAGCCATGTTACTGACCTACGGTTACAGTAGTATTTAATTCCAGAGGTTCCCAGCGCAGATAATGCCGCCAAGTACCTGTGGTAGAACCTACTGCAATTACAATTTTAATAGCCCCAGCAGGTACGCGCACTCCACGGGAAGATGTGTTTAGCAACACACCCGACAAATTCTGCCCCGGACTTTCGCCCAATGCGCTTGTAGCAGTCAAGATAACTGAATATCCCGGAGCCGTATTTGCCAAAGTAGTAGACGCACCGGATAAATCTACCGTCTGAGGAGAGGCTGCGCCTGTTACATAGGTGTACTTTAACGTAGATGCCGTGGCATTGTTAAGCGTAACGCATTCAGATACAAGACTTATGATCTGAATACTTCCAGTAACCGTAAAAATTGTGTCCCCAGTAACCATGACTTTGGCCCCGGTCTTAGCTGTGTGGTCTGAAGGTTCGCCTAAACCAGCAACAGGGTAGTTAATTGAGACTGCCATGATTAACCTTTCATGTACACGGTAACCGTAGCCGTTGAACCCGATATCGACGACACATT